GAAGCCGAGCGCATCAAGGCCGGTGAGCGTGACGTAACTCCGCAGCAATCTCGCGGCGTTGTTGATTACCAGGCCCTTGAGGCTGAGATGTCAGCATGCGATACACAAGACAAGTTGCGCGCTTGCTGCACAGCAATCCGTGAAGACATGGAAAAGCGCGGCATCTGGAACGCAGAAAAGGCAATAGTCATTGAGATGAACGGTCGCCATAAAGCGCGCATTGAAGCGGCAGCGCCTATCGATGCAGAGTTTGAAGAAGTAAATGAGGAATCAGCAAATGAACCAGCAAAACAAACAACAAGCGCCGGTGAACCAATCGACGGAGAAGCAACAACAGTCGAATTCGAATAAGTTCACATGGAACGGAAACACCGGCGGCGCAGGTCACGGTCGCTGTGACCGATACACCAACCCATTAACCAGTAAGTGAGACAGAAATGAAATTAATTTACGCATTCTATGCATTAATTCTTGCAGCCTTTGCTGGATGGGTTATGAACATTGTAGAAATCATTAATGCAGGATTCTCAAGCGACTGGAATGGAATGCTTATCGCTCGCTGTATTGGTGTTTTCGTGGCTCCACTCGGCGCAGTGCTGGGTTGGTTTTAATTAACATCAAGGCCACGGACGGCCAGGAGAAAAAAATGCCATCATTACGCACAAGACTTATTCAGGCTATGAAAGGCCAGCCGTGGATGACATCAAATCAGATTTGCCACCTGCTTCCTGAGGGCTACACTCCAGAGGTAAGCAAGGCGCTTCACTGCATGGTAAACGCATCAATTGCTGAATCCAGGCCATCAGCGAAAGGTAAGCGCAGAGAGTTCAAACTCATTGAGCGCAACAACCCACTTGAGCGCGGAACAGTGCGCCGATTCATTGAGGAAAACCCAGGACTCACCGCAGATGAAATATCTGATCGCATTCCATGCCGGAAGCAGACCGTCCTCGAATACGTTCGCAACGCATATCGCGACGAGCGTATGGCGCGAGAAAAGAACGAAGCCGGTGAATGGATGTATACGCTGATTGAGGACAGCAAGCTCCCATTCGGTATGCAGAACCCGACGCGATTCATGTTTGAGCAGATACTGAAATCAGCTCGCAATAATAAACAAATAAGTTGCAATTAGCCGGCGTAGTGATATGCTGAATTTGTAAACAATAACTGGAGATGAAGAAATGGGTGTTAAACGTTATAGCGTTGGTGTTGATGGCACAGACCCGAATGGGAACCTTGTTAAATACGAAGACTACGCCGCACTTGAGCAGAGGCTTGAAGAGTCTCAGCGCGAGTTCCGTGCTGCTGATGCGACTATCGAGAATCTGCAGATGCAGCTCAATGCAGAGCGAGAAGCTAAGTTGGCGCTGGCTGCGGAGAATGCTGGGCTGAAGGCTGGAGTTGGCTTTTTCAGTTACGACTCAAGCGGATGTTATGAAGAGCATGATACCGCCGAAAAGGCTGTTGCATACGCTGAGGATTCGATTTCAGAGTATCGCGACAATGCACCTGATGGATGGTCGGACGAAGTTGGTAGCGTAGTTTGGGGTGTGATTATGCAGCGAGCGACTATGACAGGGCTGAGGCCTGTAACTGAAGAGGACAACGCACCGCCTCACATAGAAGAGTTTTGCGATTACACACTTCTTCCAAATATCGAAACCCCAGCTACCGACGCTTTCCTGGCTGAAGTTCGGGCGCATGGTGTGGCTATGTTCGCTTCAAAGTGCAAAGAAGAATCGAAGCGTGCCCACTCTTAAGACGCCAGGGATTCCTGGTGGGTCTCTGGTGAAAACGCTGACTATTTCGCCGCCCAGCTTCGCAAAGGAGTGCAGTCATGAAAAGAGAGCCGAAAAAAACTGTGAAGATTACGCGTTTCCGATACTCACTTGATTGGTTCACCGTTGATGACGTTGAGTGTGAAGTAGGCAATGGCTTCAGTTACGAAATGCAATTCCGCCTGGGAAGTTGGTACCTATCTGCCCGTTACTTTGACCGTGAAACTAAGGAATGGCGTAACGACTACAGCAAAGATTTCCAGCTTGATAGTCCTGCTGAAGCTGTTATCGCTCTGGGTAACAGTCTTGCAAAGTTCAGTAAGATGCACGCCTGTGACCACTTGACGGAAAACCTCACAAAGCTGCTGAAAGACGTTGCAGCACGCATTGCTATTCATGAAGAAACGGAGGCCGCCCAATGAGCAACATCGACAAACAGGCGCTGCGTGGTTTAAGCGTTGAATCCCCTTTCTATCTGGCCGAATGCTGCAACTGTGGTGAAATCATGCCAAGCAGTAAGTTGCGCGAATCGCGAAATTATCCAGATGATGACGGAGAGTGCCACTGCCCACATTGCAATGCAGATGATTGCGACATTGCTGATTCTGGTGCTGTTGGCTCTGAAGGGGTAACAGCTTGGAACTATCAGCAGAAACGTATCGAGGCGCTGCTGGATGAGCTGGAAGCCAAAGACAAGCAGATTGCAGATTTGAAGGAGGCGTTCAGCATTGCATTGTCTGCTGCTGGCATTGACGTCCCCGCCGCAGCCGGTAAAGGAGAGTGATCATGTTCAGTTCAGGTGATTTTAATACAGCAATTATCATTTTCGCACTCGTCTGCGCTGTAGTTGGTTGGTGCGTTATCGAATTCATAATCTGGCTGTTTTCTTTCATTCACATTTCATTTGGTGGCTAACCATGAGCACTATTACCAAAGAACGCACTGCAGGCATTGCCCGCGGTGAGAAATGCTATACGCACGATGATGTAGTGGAGCTGGCGCGTATCGCGCTGGCATCGCTCGAAGCGGAGGCTGTGGCGTACATGACTTACAAGGGGTATTTGCTGCACGCTGCCGACCCAAAACTTGCCGAGTACAGCGAGCCAACCCCGCTTTACGATGCCCCGCCAGCGCCGGTATCTGTGCCTGATGATGTTCTGAAAGGGTTCTTACCTGATGCTGAGAAGGCAGAGTTCTGGTTTGAGCATAATGGAAAAATCCTTTTTGAAGGTGTGAAGTTTAACAATGCGGTGTTTGACGCCTGCCGCGCCGCCATGCTTCAGGGTGCAGAACAGCCACAAAACCAACAACAAAATATTCCGGAAAATATTCCAGTCAATACGCCATGCAAGGAAGCTCCAGAGCATATCTGGCTTCAAACCGCAGGGGTATGGCCGGAGAACGGCGAGTTCAGCGAATTAACATGGTGCAGCGACAATCAGCACCCTGACGACACGCTATATGTTCGCGCCGAAGTTGTTCCTGGCAACTCTCCGGTGATTCCGGATGCATACGACATCGAAGCATTCGGCGTATTCAGAGCAACCGAAGGCGAAAACGGACTGATGATGGATGTAGATCATTTTCATTTTGAAACGGATAGCTGCCCACAAATCGGTAAGGATAAGTTTGTTCCTAAATTTGCTATTCAGGCAATCATAAACAGACTCCAGAAGGATTGTGACAACATGGAAGCTGATTGATATTTTTGCACCGCAGCAGGAGGTGAAGTGATGTTCACCACAATGATGATTATGTCCTGCGCCCTGTCAATCACGGGCGCCTTTTTACCAGGAGAGTGGGGATTCGCCATATATGCAACAATGGTACTTATCGCTGCCTGGCAGTGTCATTACATGAGTTGGAAATACACATGAACAACATCCTATTCATCGCGCTGATGTCGATTCCGTACACATTGAATGCGATAGCCAGCATTATTTAAACAAATTAGTTGCAAATGGGGTGAGTGATGTTATGCTTACCCTATTGTTTATTGGTGGAGACACGTAAATGACAGCATTCGGGCTGTATCTATTCTGGTATGGGTTGGGCTGTTTCGCGTTAGGCCTTTGTGTATCAGCTTTACTAAGAGTGTTATTGAAATGACTAACCAAGAATACGAAGCCGCCAGCATCGCAGCTGCCGGTTGTTATGACCGATTCGAAGGCGAGCATAAGCTGCGGCAATGGGATGAGCACATCGCCACACTGGAAGCAACATTGGCTAAAGCACAGGAAGCGCGCCGGGAGATTGTGAATCAGTACAGCTTAAACAAGGCGTGCAGCCATATCCCAAAAGTAATTGTTCCTGGAACAGAAGGATTTCCAGATGGCGGACTGTTCTGCGAGAAGTGTGGAATTGATATGCACTGTGAGCATGACATAAGTTGGAAGTTTGTCGATGGATGGCAAGTTGACTATTGCGTTAAATGCGGGGCGATAATGCCATGACCACCAAAGTAACTAAAGAATCCCTGGTCGAGAATATCGGCCGTCTGGAGAGCTACGGCGACCTGTCGCTTAACGAGGAATACCAGCTCAAGGCGTATCGTTTGCTTATTGACCTGATGCCAGATGATAAGCACGAGCATAACTGGCTTGATGTAAGCACTGTAAGCGGCAGCTTCGTCCAGTGCACTGGCTGCGGGAAGCATATGCAGACTCATGGAGAAGACGACCAACACGCACATATGGTGGATTGAATATGGAATGCAAGACATTAACTCAAGAGCAAATGCAGCAAACCATCAAGCAGCTCCGCGAAAACGCAAAGGGCCACAAAAAGACGGTAGATAATCTGAGAGCTAAGGTGTCTCAGTTGACGCAGAATCTCAATGAAAGCGAGAAGGAAAGGATGATTCTTGTTAGTCAGCTAAACGAAGCAACTGCCGTGATAATGAGAGGTGCAGGCTGCGATAGTAGCAAGAAGAAAGAGCAGTCAGACTCATCAAAGGTTTTCTGCTTCATCGTGTCATCCTTCGTAGCTGGATTCTTCGCCGGTCTTGGATGGTTCGTTATTGACATGGTGATAAGGTCAGCAATGAAATGAACACCCTAACCATCCTCAACATGCTGCGAGAGAAAGGCATTGCAGCAGTACGCACACCATCAGGCATTCGCTTTATGGGTGCAGAGCGAGCAAGCGCACAGGACAAGGCGATGATGAGCCGCCTTACACAAACCGAATTAGACGNCGCGATGAAGTGGCAGAGGGGGTGATGTGACTTACAAATATGAGAATCCTTGCGAAAAAGGATTCGTAAAGATTCCTGTTAGCAGACGGAAGCACAACAGGATGCTTCCAAGAAGAAAGCAGAGGATTGGCGCAAAGATTGAGTATTACTTCAATCCGCAGACTATGATGTTTGAAGCTCATTACTTTTGCCATGCATGGATGAAGGCTGTACTTATTGCGGTGATGTTTATTCCAGCAATCTTCATGCAGGGGGTGCCTGAAACATTTCGCGATATTGGGAATCTGGTGCATGAGCGCAAAAGAGGAAAGTTCAGCTCAGATTCATTTAGAATAACAGATAGAAATGACCCAATCGCTGGGCACATAAGAGATTTCATTGAGCGATAACAACAAGCCCCGCTACGGGGCTTTTTCATTTCCGCAACTTTAATGTTATATTGTTTCATATCTGTCGGCAGGGCCGACGCTATCAATTGCCTGGGGCAAAGATATGACCGAACTAACCGCCAAAGAGGAGGCGTTTGCACAGGCCTATGTATTAGGCGGATGCAGTGACGCTACAGCAGCCTGGAGAAAGGCGCACCCACTCAGTAAGGCTAAGCCTGAGACGCAGCACCAGAAGGCGTCCAGGATGCTTGCTAAAGACAATGTAAAGGCAAGGATTTCACAGCTCAAGAAAAAGGCATCGGAAAAGGCTGAAAATGACTTCGGCGTGAGCGTTGAATGGCGCCTCGACATGCTGAAGAAGATTGCCGACGCCGGGATGGCGGAGTGGCACGACCAAAGCGGCAACGCCCGACGTGAGAACCTTGCGGCAGCTCGTGGGGCAATCCAGACCATTAACGATATGCTTGGCGTAGCTCTGCCTGGCGATAAAGGCAAGCGCAAGTCGTTCAGCGTTAAGTTGCGCATTGGGGATGCGAGTGTAGAGGATGGCGATGACTAAGCGCCTGGCACTCAACGTCCCACAGGGTACATTCCTGTCGGCCCACAAGAAGTTCAATGCCTTCGTTGGCGGTTATCGCAGCGGCAAGACGTTCGTTGGATGCGTTCGACTGTGGATGCTGGCCATGCAGTACCCGGGCATTAAGCTTGGCTACTTCGCGCCTACGTACCCGATGATTTCTGACATCTTCTACAGTACCATCGCCGAGGTCGGAGAGATGCTCAGTGATGAGTGGGATGTCGCGCTGTCTGTCGACATCAACGTAAGCCGCAAGGAAGTGAAGCTGTTCGTCGACGAAGTTGAGTATGCAATGGTCAAGTGTCGAGCCATGGAGCACGCTCACCGCATCGTAGGTTTCGACATCAATCACGCACAGATTGATGAAATCGACACAATGAAGATGAACAAGGCAGATGCGGCATGGAAGAAGATAATCGCCCGTATGTCATCCGTGCGCGCCGACTATCCGGTGAACACCGTTGACTTCACCACGACACCAGAAGGTTTCAACTTCGTTCACAAGCTGTTTGTGGTTGACCTGCAAGAACGTCCGGAGATAGCTGAGTTTTATTCACTGACGAAGGCCAGCACAAGACAGAACGCAAAGAACCTGCCTAGCGACTACATTCCGTCACTCTATAACACGTATCCCACGCAGCTCGTTGATGCCTATGTGGACGGTGAGTTTGTCAACCTTACATCCGGCACAGTGTACTACGCATATAAGCGGCAGCAGTGCAGGAGCCGGGAAGCAATACAGCGCAATGAGCCGCTCTATATCGGCCAGGACTTCAACGTCGGCAAGATGGCATCAACGGTGTACGTGCAGCGTGGTAAGGAGTGGCACGCGGTTGCTGAGCTGGTTGACCTGTTCGACACTCCTGACGTTATCCGCGTTATCACTGAGCGCTGGAAGGATAATGGGCATCGCATCATTGTTTACCCTGACGCCAGCGGGAAGAACCGAAAAAGCAATCAGGCTTCAACGTCTGATATCGCCATGCTTCAGCAGGCTGGATTCGAGGTGCGGGTTAACGCCAGCAACCCGGCAGTGAAGGACAGGATTCTCTCTGTCAATACCGCGTTCGAGAAGGGACTTTTGTTCATCAATGACCATGCATGTCCGGCGACAGCGCGAGCCATGGAGCAACAGGCGTATGATGATAATGGAGAGCCGGAGAAGAATGGCATTATCGACCACCCATGCGATGCCACAGGCTACCCTATCGCCTACGAAATGCCTATAATGAAGCCAGTTCTTAATATTCCTATCAGCTTCGCGCTGTGATGAGGGTGAAATGAAAGAGATTCAGTTTGTAGAGACCGGCCGCACACAGAGGAAGTTTGGGGTATCTGTTGAGCATAACACCTCCGAGGTAGCGGAATTCTGTCGCTGCCCAATTAACTTTCCAACACTGCCGGGCAAAGATAAGTTCGGTGATGTGAAAGCCAGAATACCCACCATAAACGGAGATGTTATTGCGTCCGTCGGTGACTGGATTGTGATGGATGATAAAGGCAATCTATCAGTGCGTGAGGGTGACAAATGACCACTGGATTCGACACAGTAAAAACACAGCACCGCGACTACATTGCGAACTATGGCAAGTGGGAAAAGGTGCGTCATGCCGTCGCTGGCGATATGACCAAATACCTGCGCAACGTTGGTGCTAATGAAGACGACCCTGTGTATGGCGCACTTCGCCAGAAGGAGTATGCTGACGGGGCCGTCGTCTACAACTTCACTAAGCGAACACTGTCTGGCATGGTCGGCAGCGTCATGCGTAAAGACCCTGAGCAGGAAATCCCGGATGCACTAAAGTATCTGCTTGAGGATGCAGACGGCTCAGGCGTTGGTTTGTGGCAGCATGTGCAGGATACGCTGATGGAGATTGACTCCGTCGGCCGCGGCGGCCTGCTGGTTGACGCCCCGGATGTTGACGTGGCCACTATGGCGCAGCAGAATGCCGGGCAGCTTAATCCGATCATCGCTTTCTACACAGCGGAGAACGTAGTCAACTGGAAGCTGAAGCGCGTGGGCTCAGTGAACAAATTCCAGATGGTAGTGCTGCGTGAGCCGTATGAATACAACGACTCGCCTGACGAGTTCAGTACGCTACAGGGCGAGCAGTATCGCGTCCTGGACATTGACGCGGACGGCAACTACCGCCAGCGCGTGTATAAGTTCGACAATGGCGGAACATTGCAGGATGGTGTGCAGGAATTCTTCCCGCAGCTCAACGGAGTGCCAAAGGGTGAAATCCCGTTCACGTTCGTTGGGGCCAGCAACAACGACTCGACCGTGGATGATGCGCCGCTGCTGCCGCTGTCAGACCTGCAGATTGGCCACTTCCGTAACAGCGCAGACAACGAAGAGAATCTCTTTGTGGTGTCGCAGGCGATGCTGGTCATTGCCCCTAGTGAGAAAATCAGTCCTGAGCAGTGGATTGCACTGAACCCGAATGGCGTCAAATTCGGCGCACGTCGTGGTCTTAATGTCGGCTCAGGCGGTGATGCTAAGCTCATTCAGGCGGCAGCAACAAATGCGCTTGACGTGGCGCTTGCCAAGAAAGAGCAGCAGGCCGTACAGATTGGCGCTCAGCTCATTACACCAACGCAGCAGGTCACCGCAGAATCGGCACGCCTTCAGCGCGGAGCTGATACGTCAGTGATGGCAACCATTGCGCGTAACGTAAGCAAGGCCTATGAGGACTGCCTGAAGTGGGTTGCTCAGATGAAAGGCCTGCCGACTACCGGCATTGAGTTCAAGCTGAACATGGAATTCTTCCTCCAGCAGATGACGCCTCAGGAAGCTCAGCAGTGGATGGCTATGGTTCAGGCTGGATATGTGCCAACTGAAGCGATGTGGGAAGCCATGCGTCGTGGCGGGTGGACAAACTGGACTAACGCCGAGATGAAGGAGAAGATTGAGAACAATCCTCTACCTATGCAGACAGGCCCGGCTCAGGTAACCGGCGATATCCCGGCTAATGCTACCCAGCCTGACCAACAGAATGGCCAGCAGCAACAATAAGAAAAGCCCCGGAAGGGNCTTATTTCATCTTGAATAATCGCTCAACTGAATTCTTGTTACCGCCGGATGAGCCATTGGCGCTAAGGCTGCTTGTTAGGTTAAACTTCTGCAATGCAATTGAAGTCATCGGGTGCCGAGTATTCGCTCACATAAACATCGCATTTGCCAGAAACCAAATCTAACCCAATCCCGAAAACTTACCACTGTCAAATGCCGAACTGTACCCTGTCGTTCCCGCGTATGGCGGGTCGCAATAAACAACAGAGCCATCTTCAATCAAAAGCTCATCATAACTTACGCTTGAGAACTCAACCCCTTTCAGTTTTGGAACCTGCTTAATGGCATTTTTTATTGCCTCAGCCTGATAGTCCCTGCGCCCACTCTTTGTCTCAACAATCCCCGCGTACCCGCCGAACCACTTGCCACTATACGAGCACGCTATCCCGGCCCACCCAATCAAGTAATCTTCTCCATTAAGAGATTTTAGCTCGGAGTAATGCTCTTTGGTTATATGTTCAGGCTCCCATCCGGCACATAGAGCCTTGAACGCAGCTATAACATATTTATTACTGTCGTTTGCGAACCTCGCCTTGGCACTCTTAACTCCATCAATCATGTTCATCCCGCCAGCAAAAGGCTCATAGTAAAGTCGATTCTCCGCGTCTATAATTGGTATGATGTGCTTCTTTAGTCTTGCTTTGCTACCCATGTATTTCATAGAAACGCTCCGTTTTATGTTATGTGTTACGCTTTAAGGTATCACGGCGGTAATTAATTGCAACTTATTTGTTTTGGACATTTACAATGAGCCTCCTTGAATCCTACATCAGCCATCAAATCTGGCTACAGCGGACGGCCTCGCACGAGGCTGGTCTTGTTGCTCCATTCATCCAGCAGATGCGCGATGAGGTCAGGGATGAAGTGCTGAAGTTCGGCGATGACAGCCGGACAGCGGCGCGCCTTAACAAGATGCTTCGCGACATGGATGCCGCCCTGCGCGGCATTGCCGGTGACTGTAATGACACTCTACTGGAAGACCTGCAGGAGCTGGCAAAGTATGAGGCTGACTGGAATGTCAAAACGCTTGCCGATAATGTGGATGCGAACTTCACGACACCGTCGCCTGAGCAGGTATGGTCGGCAGTTAAGTTTGAGCCGCTAGCCCTGAGCGATAAGCCAGTTGACTTCAATAGCCTGCTGAGCAACTGGACGGAATCTGAGGTTCAGCGCCTTACCACCGGAGTTCGCTCCGGTTTCGTGCAAGGACTGACCACCAGGCAGATTGTGAAGAGCGTCGTCGGCGTCGGAGGCCTGGCTGATGTGTCTCAGCGCAATGCCATGACAACGGTGCGCACGGCGCTGGCGCACGTATCTAACGAGGCGCGCAAACAGACCTACGAGAAGAATAGCGACATCATTGAGAAGTATGAGTATTGTGGCAACTCTCGACAGCAGGACCTCGACCATCTGCCGTGGCCTTGATGGGCAGCAATACGAAATCGGCAAAGGCCCATTGCCGCCATTCCATCCCAATTGCAGGACCACTACGGCGCCAGTTATCAGCTCCGAATTCGACTTCCTTGATAAAGGGGCCAAGCGAGCAGCTAAAGGCGCTGAAGGCGGCACACAGGTCAACGCCGATACGACATACTATGAATTCCTGAAGCAACAGCCAGCCTGGTTTCAGGATGAGGCGCTAGGCCCTGTGCGTGGTAAGATATTCCGCAATAGCGGCGTGACGCCGGAAGAGTTCAGGTCGATATCCATCGACGGCTTCGGAAGGCCGATGACACTGAAAGAAATGAGTGCGCTGGACAGTCGTGTGGCGCAATACCTTAATGAGCGATGAGGATTAATAATGAGCGGATTTTTCACTGTAAAAGACCTACCTGCGCGCCGCGTGGTGCAGTACAAGCGCGTTTCTGGTTCGGTTGATGGCGCGGTGCATATCGACGATGAATCTGTACTGGGTGTGGCGGTCGACGCAATGCCATATGCAGACAAGACGGGTATTGCTATTTCCGCCGGCGGCACCCTGTTCGAAGTGCCTTATCTGGCAGATGCAGGTGACGTGTATTTCGCGACACAGCCAGTTGACTCCGCTGCAGGGTCGACGCTGTCCGCAGAGGCCAAGGCTGGCACAGCTCCTTATGCGTATCAGTGGTACAAGGACGACAAGCAGGTTGTCAACGTGCCTGATGGTGGGGCGTCGCTTAAGGCTTCTGAGCCTGGCAAATACTGGGTTGTCGTAACCGACGCCGTTGGTGGTTCGGCTGTGTCGCGCGCTGCGGAGGTGAAATAGCAAAATATAAAATAAATAAGTTGCACAGTCGCAAGGATGCGGCTATATTCAGATTCAAGGCGATGCTTAGTACACAGACTGCACGGTTGTGGAAAACCTAGTCTTTAAACGGTCGAAAGACGCTGGATAAACGTAACCAGCACACAACAGGTGAGAGCATTCCGCGACAGACGCGAGACTGCATGGAACATCAGGGGAAAGGTTGCTTAAATCCGACGCCGGGAACAAAAATTCAGGCGCTAGTCAATATCGGAGCCTGCAACTCACTGAATGCTCTTTCCGTTGTGGTGAGTGGTCGGCTATCGAAGTAAAAAACACCGGTGGTGGATAGTGGACGATTACACCCGTAAGCCGAACGTTACTCGGCAATTAAATTATCCACCGCGTACCTCATGCGGGCCTCTGAAGTAGCTGTGATGCATGACTCCCATGTGGAGCACTTCAGGTAAGCAAGTCTCGTGACTGTTGGCGCAGTCATTAAGCGAGATGAGCGAGGCGAATGAGATAGCCAGGGTTTTGACAACCTTCCCCGGAATGGCGATTAACCATCGTGGCGATTCGGTTTGACGGGCTGGAAGCAGACAGCCGGTAGTTTTGAGTGTTTATGGTACCATTAGCGCACAGTCGCAATGGCTAAGTAACTCCAAGCAGGAGCCAAAGCACTCACAAGTACCAGGACCGCAGTCTCTTCACCTTCCAGAGCCAGTGCGTATCTTTGACCCTCCTTGTGAGGGTCTTTTTTTATGTGTTACACAGTAACAATTTGCGGCATAATGAGAATGAGCTATGGTTATTGTTGCAAGGAAGGTTGACTATGAATCGGCATTCAGAGTCTAATCGGACTTGTTCAGTAATAATCTAAGATTAATCTTGATTGAACAGGTCCCCTGCATGGGGGTGGAAATGAAACGTATGCAAGACAAAGAGAGCATTACCGGGATTACCTGGTTAATCGTACTGGTGATTGCTTGCTGGGGCGGCCTGGTTCGGTATCTCACCGACATCAAGCAGAGCAAAGCCACATGGAGCTTCTTCAATGCTCTCGCTCAGGTTGTCGTGTCTGGTTTTACCGGTCTTATCGGCGGCCTTATCGGCGCAAACTCCGGTTCTGGTCTGTATATGATGCTCGTCATTGCAGGCGTAAGCGGAACAATGGGCTCAGTGGCTCTCACGTACTTCTGGGAGCGCATTACAGGGGTAAAGACAAATGCAGGTCAGTGATGCAGGTATCGAATTAATCAAGTCATTTGAGGGTTTTCGCGCTAACGCTTACCCGGACCCTAAATCAGGTGGCGACCCATGGACTGTTGGGTACGGAACGACAAAGTTTCCGTCAGGCCGTCCAGTTAAGCAGGGTGATAAAGTGACGCCAGGTCAGGCAGAGCTTTATCTGCGAGAGGACGTGAAGAAGTTCGCCAACTCAGTAGATGCACTTGTTACCGTGCCGCTGAAACAATGCCAGTATGACGCACTCGTGTCCTTCGTGTACAACCTTGGCGCAACCAACTTCCGCACTTCAACCCTCCTGAAGAAGCTGAACGCCAAAGACTATAAAGGCGCAGCCGACGAATTCCTTCGCTGGGTATCTCCTGGCTCATCTGTTGAGGCTGGTCTGCGTCGCCGTCGCACGGCAGAGCGTGACCTGTTCTTGTCATGTTAGACAAATACAAGCCGTTCATCGCAGCGCTCTTCATGCTGATTGTCTGCTCCATTGCATACTATGCGCATTATTACGCGCAGAAGTACCGTACCGCGCAGCAAGAACTGGATAAGGCTTCCGCCACCATCTCAACCATGCAGTCGCAGCAAAAGACCGCAGCAGAGCTTGATGCCAAATACACGAAGGATTTAGCTGATGCGCAAAACACCATTGACCGCCTGCGTGATGATGTCACTGCTGGCAATAAGCGGTTGTCAGTCAAAGCCAAATGTGTGCCACAAACCGCCACCGGCGGCAGCGTGGGCGATGCAGGAACCGCCGAACTTGACGAGTCAGCTAGACAAGATTATTACCGTCTCAGAGAGCAAATGAATCTGGCTGATAAGCAGATTCGGTATTTGCAGTGGTACATCAGGAGTGTGGTAAATGGTGAAGAAACCAAAGCGAATCGCTAGGCTGCGCGTGCCTCTGTATGGAGTTGAGGTTATTGTTTGCCCGACAAAGCAGGCCGCTGAGAAAGAAATGTGGGTTGGCGTGCTTAGCGACAACTTCATGGCGCAAGTAACTACTGGCGTAGACGACAAGACCAATGTTGAGTGCGTGGCAATAATCTTCAGGTCTCTGGATGATTACTGCACTGAGACGCTGACCCATGAGTGTGTGCATGCCGCATGGCGGGTGCTTGATCTTGTTGGTGTTAAGGTGGCAGTTGACAACCAAGAGCCACTGGCTTACTTGACGGGTTGGATTTCACAGCGCGTAAATAATTTTATGGTTTCTCATATTGAATATGAAGAATCAGCCAGCAATGGCAAATGATGGAGGTGATCACCATCTTGGCAGCCGGAAAGACGGAAGTGATTTAGCAACTGCGCGAGCCGTGGCGAAGATTGCGACAATATTGCACCACAACTAAACCTGTTATAACATATCAACAACGCGGCAGGGCCGCACAAATTGCCTTGGGGGCAGAATGTTTAAGTTATCGGATTATTTCAATGTGCTGTGTGAAGAGGCTGACCCGGATAAATCTGGCGGCGGTGGAAAGACCGTTCACCCAGGAAGAAGTGGACGCGCTCGTTGCCGGCCTGAAGTCCAACAACGACAAGCTGCTGGCCGAGAAGAAAGAAGCTAAGCGCCTCGCTGATGAGGCGGCGGCGGCAAAACTCCTGGCAGACCAGTACGCAGCGAAGAAGTCCGGTGAACTTGAAGCATTCGAGAAGACCCTGCGAAGCCAGTACGATGGCGAACTGGCGGCAAAAGACAAAGCGCTGCAGGCACGCAGTGAGCGAATTCTTACCAGCGAGAAGAAGGCTATCGTAAACTCTCTCTCTGGCATGCTGATTGATGAAAGTGCAACTGAGCTGCTTGGCATGCTGGTGCGCACAGAATTCGACGGCGACGATGTAGTGACCAAATTCGTTGGTGCAGGTGGCGCAGTCATCACCACCGACGTTGAGCAGTTCAAGAAGTATCTGTGTGAGCACAAAGCTTTCTCGCATCTGATTAAAGCAGATGCAGCTACCGGCGGCGGGGCCAATGGCGGCAAATTCCGTGGTGGGGCCACAAACTTTGCGAGTATGACGCTGACTGAAAAGGCTAAGCTCGCCAACGAAAATCCGGCGCTATATGCGCAACTCTCAGGTAAAAAATAAGGAACCATCATGGCTACAGTACAGTTAGCAGACATTTATAACCCGCTAGTCTTCCAGGCTGCGGTGCAGGAAAAGCAGATTGAGCTCAACCGCTTCATTCAGTCAGGTGTTGCTGTTGTCGACCCTCAGCTTACCGCAATGGCTTCCGTTGGCGGTAACATTGGCGAGCTGCCTTTCTATAAGCCGCTCGGCACCGAAGAGCCAAACTACTCCACCGATAACCCGGCGACACTGTCCACTCCGGCGAAAATCACCTCTGCGAAGATGATTTACCGCCTGGCTGCACAAAACAAGTCATGGTCTACCATGGACCTGGCGCGTGAACTGGCGCTGGAAGACCCGATGGGTGCTATCACCGGTCGCATCGGCCAGTATTGGGCGACCAACAACGAGAAGCGCATCATTCAGTCCGTTCGCGGCCTGGTTGCTGANAACGTTGCGAACGATGGCGGTGACATGGTTCACGACATCTCTGTTGCTACCGACGGCACCGTTACCGATGCTAACCGCGTAAGCGCAGATGCGATCATCGACACCGTTCAGACCATGGGTGACCACGGCGAACTGCTGTCAGCCATCGCAATGCACTCCGTCGTGTATCGCAAGTTGCAGAAGCTGAACCTGATTGACTTCATCCCTGACGCTCGCGGTGAGGTTAATATCCCGGTTTACCAGGGTAAAACCGTCATCGTTGACGACTCCCTGGCTGGCGTAACCTACGGCACCACCCCGGCAAACGTGTACTACTACACCATCCTGTTTGGTGCTGGTGAGTTCCGACTTGGTGAAGGGATGCCGCAGAATCCATCTGCGATTGACCGAGAAGAAGCCGCTGGTAACGGTGGTGGTCAGGACATCATCTACAGTCGTCGTTCTGACATCATCCACCCGCTGGGCTTCCAGTTCACTTCCGCTTCCGTTGCCGGTCAGTCTGCAACTCAGGCAGAGCTGGCGACAGCAACCAACTGGAACCGCGTGTACAACCGTAAAAACGTAGCGCTCGCGGTTTTGAAATCGAATTAATGTAATGCGAGTGTTGCGGTGTAACTAAATGATGGGGCGAAAGCCCCATTAATTAAGGATTGTGCGATGACCAACAACGAACACAACGAGAAGGTGCTGGCGGAAATCAGCAAGCATCTTGAAGCTATCGAAGAGCTCAAGGCCACCCTCAAGCCAGCAGATGCAGTGCAAGAGGTCTCTCTTGAGCAGTGCAACGCCGGTGCTCGTGAGGCTCACTTTGCGAAGTATGCAGAGCGTGAAGCCATTAAGGCAGCAGTAGCGGAAGCCATGAGCGAAGGCGGGGCAATCAATAAGGCGGTTAAGGCCGTCAAGCAGCCAGCAAAGGCGGTGAAGAATGAAAGCGCCAAAACCAAAGCTGAGTAAAGAGGAACGCGCGATGCAAATCGCAATCCTCAACAACATGAAGCGACGCAAGCAGCGGCAAGCTTCAAGTTAACATAGCGGCCAATGGCCGCTTTATTTTTATGCCGCAGTGAATCATAATGTGAAATGTTATAACAGATAACTCAATGGGGAGCATATGGCTCTTATCGTGGAAACAGGCGCTATCGTGCCGGATGCTGATTCGTACATCTCGCTCGCTGATGCGCGGCTAATGGCTGAGAAATTCGGCTGGTCATTGCCGGTTGATGATACAGAGGCTGAAACAGCGCTGCGCAATGGCGCTTCTTATATCGACCTGCAAGAGGCGACGCTCTGCGGTACCCGCGTTTCCGCAGAGCAGAGCCTGGCATACCCTCGCAAGGGTGTAACCGTTAACGGCTTCCCTGTCGCAGAGGACTCCATTCCAAAGCAGGTAATCAAGGCACAGGTGGCCGCCGCCGTTGAGTATGGCAAAGGCACTGATGTGCGAGCGTCAAGCGATGGCCGAATCACCACCATGGAGCGCGTTGAAGGCGCTGTTACGGTGCAATACGCCGACAATGGAATGACCGGGGCGACCATTACCATCACTGCCGCCATGGATGCGCTGAAGCCGCTAATTTGTGGTGGCGGTAATAATGGCTTCCAGTTCAGGGTGACAAGGGGTTAATCATGGCTCTCGATAAATCAGGTATGTTTACCCTTATCGGGAATAACCTTCCTGATAATGACACTGGCGCGATTACTCCGGCAAAGCTGCGCGAAGTAACAACCCAGATTGCAGATTCAATGCTGTATGCGGCGGCGGGGATGAAAGAGGTGGAGGTGTTGCGCGCTCCGTCTACGGTGGCCCAAGAACCAACAGCAGTTGACACTGCTTTGCAGCTTACCTTTGGCTCAGCGCAGAACTCAGCATCCAACCCGGTGATGATTAACGCCGCCGGACTGGTCACGTTCAACACTGCTGGCAACTATGCTGTGCGTATTAAATTGCAGTGTGGCCGCACTGGTGCAACTGGCACAT